CCCGATGCTTTAAAAAGATTAGAAAGAAGGGTAGCTGAAATCAATAGGCAAGTACACTTGTTAGATACTCGCCGAACAAAAGATGCCAAACGTGAAGGGAGAGAAGTATGAGTGAAGATAAACTAAAAGAGTTGCAGAAAGTTGTGACACAAATGTCTTTAAATCTTTTGCGAGTTCAAAATGATCTGCGTAACTTTGTCAGAGAACAAGAAGATATTAATGCAGAACTAAAACAGCAGATCAATCGTAGACCTGTTGATATGGCACAAATGAGGGATGAACTCTTTGACGATGTAAGTAAGCAAGTTGAGTGGCGGTTATCTCAAAAGGTAATTGAGTTTGATGGTGCTGTCAACAGATTTTTTGCTAACGCTAGATTTACACCTGATGCTAAAGTATCTGAACAATTTGATACTGAGTTCGAATTAGATAAATTGGAGGAAAGTAAGTAATGGCATTTATAGTAAGAGCAAAAGATCTTGAACCATTGTTAGAATGGCTTGAGACTTGTCCCTGTTCATACAACATAAGCTCAATGCAGACTGGGAATGTCCATGTTAAATTCCTGTTAAAAGATGTTGAAGCTCAAATGATGGAGGTTAAGCATGACTAATCCCTTATTAACCTTTTATATAGAAGAACCTAGCGAAGATTACTGCGGTATGTGTCAACAATTAGGCGAACCTCAGTATGGTGTAAAGATGCACCGCAGTCTACCAACCGATGTGTATTGGGTGCGAGCTGAAGCAGAAGGCTTGCCAGAAGATAAAAAATATGTCAAATTATGTTCAGACTGTTTGTATGATGCAAGCAAGTCAAATGAGGTTGAAGCTATATTTAAGGATGGTAAACCATGGATTCCTGAACAATCGGGAATGTTTTTCATCCGTAGTAAGTTAGGAGAAACAGATGAGCAAATTTCCGATTGATAGGACACGCCCAAGTGATGCGTTTGTAGCAAGAATTCTTAATGATAAAGAAAAAGGATTGACTGCTAAACAAATACAATCTTTTCATGGACTTACACCTAATCAGTATAAGTACATCGTGTATACGCTCGGTAAAAAGTTAAATAAAAAGAGTGCTAATTTTAGGTCAACTAAATCTGCTCAATCGGAAGCCGTGACTGTGCTTTCTGCATCAGGGGCAAGTGCCGATGTTTGGGAGTGGGAACGCCAGAAAGAAAAATCTTTTTGGAAAAGACTTGTGTCAAAAATTTTTTCTTGGTATCGTAAATAAGCATAAGCTCACCTCCCAAGTTGTATGCTCTCACTGTAACCCCCTGATTCCACCTTTCTGGTCAGGGGGTCTTTTTGTATATTATATGGACTTTGCTATATAGGAGGTAATAATGGATAGGACTGTTTTTGTTTTTAAAGATTTGATAATATACAATATCTCACTATCCCCATATATTCAATGGGTTAGCATGGATTATGACTCTCTGACTCCGATATCTTGATCACAATAGATCATTACTTTCGTGTCCGCGCGACTTCAAATCAGGGCTGTTTTAAAATGGCTACTTTTCTTTTTCGCTCCTATTTAGTAAAGTGGTCCCATCATAACGAGAAGGAAAAGTAAAATGCCTCTTGCAAAAGCCACTCACAAACCCAGTATCAATGTCGTCGCTAATCCTCGTGTAGAGAAAGGAATCACTCCAAAACAAGAGGAGTTTTGTAGAATTTACGTTTGCGAAGATGTCAGTCAAACTGAGGCGGCTGTGCGAGCAGGATATTCTGTGAAGTCTGCCCACGCTATTGCCTCACAGTTACTCAATGGGCAAAGGTATCCTCAAGTTGTGCAAAGGATAGGTGAACTAAAAAGTGAGTTATCTAAAAAATATGAGGTGAGTTTTGAGGGACACGTTAAAAAACTAGCCGAGATACGTGACGCTGCCCTTGTTGGAGGAAACTTCGCAGCGGCAGTCGCAGCCGAAAAATCTAGAGGACAAGCGGCAGGAATCTATATAGATCGTAAAGAAATCCTCCATGGACGTATTGACCAAATGGATAAAGAGCAGGTTATGAAAGAAATAGAGCGTTTGCAAAAAGAGTTTCCTGCACTCGCTGTAGTAGCTGATGGCAATATGGTCATCGAGGGTACGGCACAAAAAAAGATAACAAAAGACCCTACTTGATAAATTCCTGTGTTATGGTTAGGTACGATTAATTTAACCTACCCGAAGAAAGGGGTTTTGATATGGCTACTAAGTTTAGTGAATGGACTAAAAAATTAGGACAACAGCATTTCTCAATGGCTGATGGCACAGGCAGGACATTATGTGGGATGCCACTGCTCGGCAACAATTATGCCGCAGACTATTACGACGAGGATAAAACGCCTTGTCCCAAATGCGCTGAGCGTATGGATTTTATTATAACAGGGGAGCTCGTAGACTAATGGCTGATGAACACATCTTAGCATGGTGCAGATTGCAAAAGAATCCCATGCCCCTAATCCAAAAGTTGTTACTCTTGAGAAAAAAAGCAAAAGCAAATGAGTAGTAAACCCGAGTCACAACTATGGTATAAACTCCGTGATGGTACTAAAGATCTAGGTGTGTTTTGGACACGCCTAGAATCATGGGCAAGTCCTGGAGTTCCTGACCTACACGGCATCGTCCAAGGTCATCCTTTTTGGTTAGAACTCAAGGTTCACAGGTTAAAGTCACTAAAGTCTATAACTCTGCGTCCACATCAAATCGCGTGGCAAACAAGATATTTTATGAACGGTGGCTCAGTTTATAACTTGGTTCATCATCCTTCTTCCTCTACCCTAAATATATTTAGTGGTGAAAGAGCGATAGAAATAGCAGGAAACGGAGAATCATGGACACCTGACTGGAGTTGCTCAACACCGTACGATTGGACAGGTATCATCAATCATATTCTATCTACAAAATCGTCCCATCACAAGGAGGAAGACCTCAAATTTCCTCCCATCATAGAGGATGAAAGATGATGACATGGCTTTGAGGATGAATGACGATGAACGATGATTCGTGGACAGATGATGATTGACGATGACCGATGATTCTTGAGGATTTCCCCCTAATAAAAAAGATTATTTAAGATAACAAAAGACTTGCGCCTGAGTTCACTATTTGGTATTCTATATATGTATCCAACACATGGTGTGTTTGGACAATGCTCGTAGAAAGGAGCTTATCATGGCTAATACAGCTAAAAAGACTTCCCCTAAATCTGCCACTAAAAAAGTGGTAAAATCAGTTGAGTTAATGGTCACTGACCAAGAGCTTACTTACGATGACATCTGGAATTTTGTCCAGACTAAAGCAGGTGGCAATGAGGCTAACGTTAAAATCGTACCTCTTGATAATGTCGATCTCAAGTCTGACGCGCCTGTGCCATTTGGTTATGGTGGACGAGCAGGCGGTGTTCGTCAACAAATCCAAGACTGGATGTTGCGTGGTGTTGAAGGTGACGCCACACTAAAAGCGGTTCTCAATAAAGCCGCGCCACTGGGACACAGTCGCAAAAAGCCAGTGTGTCTACACGCTCTCTTGCATGGTGGTTACTCACCGTCTAGTAAATACTGGATGACACCATATGTCAAGCTCGTAGTTCAAGCTTAAAAAAATTAGGGGACTTCGGTCCCCTTTTTCTCCCATCCCATTCTTGAGGAAAATTGAGGATTATCCCATTCTTGAGGAAGAATGATGACATATATGTATGAGTACATATATTAATCAATCATCCTCTAGTAATCATCATCAATCATCCTCGGGCAGGTCAGTCTTAAATAATCTTATCTGGCAATTAGTATTTGTCCATGCAAATTGTTTTGTTAGTTTTTTAATAGTGCAAACAAAAGGGGTTTATATGTCACTAATAATTATACTCATAATAATAATCGGTATTTATAGTCTAATAAAATAATTAAATAAAATGTAAAAAAGTTCACAAAAGGGGTTTACAATAATAGTGAACTATAGTAGAAAGAATATGTAGCCAATAACGGCTACAGCCAATCAACCGTAGAAAGGGTTATAAAATGGCAAATGCAAAAACAAAAACCGCAACCAAATCAGTCGCAGTAGCAACGCTACAAAATACTGGTTCTCCTCTTGAATATTCTGACATCTGGGCATTTGTTAATGCCGAAGCAGGAGGCAATATACATAATGTTCAGGTTGTTCCACTTGACAATGTTAAGTTAGATTCTGATCAGCCTGTACCATTTGGATACACTGGTAAAACTGGCGGTGTCCGCGCTACAATCCAAGACTGGTTATTAAAAGGAGTTGACGGTAACAACAGCTTGTTTTCAATTCTTAATGCTGCAAAGCCTTTGGGTCACAGCACTAAATCACCAATTTGCTTATTGGCAATGTTAAACGGTGGTTATACTCCAAGTTCAAAAGTTTGGGGAACTGGCTACGTTAAATTGGTAGTTCAGCCACAAGCTAAAGCCTAACAACAACGGCTAGGGGGATGGGTCCCCCTAGCCAATCACTGGTCACCATTGACCCCCCCACCCCCCACCACCCCCCTGACGACGAAGATCTGGTTATGCCGTCAGGTGTAACCAAGTTTTAGATATTTCTTCGAGATCCAAAAACATTTTTTCATGGATAGTGAACTTTACTCGATCAAAAGCCGAGACTATGCCCCCCCTATTGTGTGTATTGATTATAGGTTCATTGCCCTTTGAAATTTTTCGATGTATTTTGAAAATATGAGCTTTGATCTAACTAATGTGCCAGAAGAGCATTTGAAGAAGTTTGCGACTTTGTTGGATCGAGCTAAGGAGATTAATGAATCAGAGTTAGCCCGTGATGATTTTATGGCTTTTACTAAGGCTGTATGGGAAGATTTTATAAATGGACGCCACCATAAGATAATGGCAGAGAAGTTTAACCGTTTGGCTCGTGGAGAGTTAAAACGATTAATTGTGAATATGCCACCTCGGCACACGAAATCTGAATTCGGAAGTTATTTATTACCTGCGTGGTTGATGGGACGTCGCCCTACGTTAAAGATTATGCAGACTACGCACACGGCTGAGTTAGCGTTTAGATTTGGTCGTAAGACACGTAATTTAATGAACTCGGAGGCATATAAAAAGATATTTGATGTAGAGTTGCGAGCAGATAGTCAGGCAGCAGGACGGTGGGAAACGTCAAAGGGTGGTGAATATTTTGCTGCGGGAGTTGGTGGTGCGGTTACTGGACGAGGTGCTGATTTATTAATTATTGATGACCCCCATAGTGAGCAAGATGCTTTAAGTCCTACGGCGATGGAACATGCTTATGAGTGGTATACATCAGGACCACGCCAAAGGCTTCAACCAGGAGGGTCTATTGTGATAATTATGACCCGATGGGCAGAAAATGATTTAACAGGTAAGTTGTTAAAGCAGCAAGGGCGAGATGTTTTAGCTGATAAGTGGGAAGTTGTAGAGTTTCCTGCTTTAATGCCAGATACGAATGAGCCGTTGTGGAGTGAGTATTGGAAGAAGGAAGATTTACTTTCGGTTAAGGGCAGTTTGTCTGTGGGTAAGTGGGAAGCCCAGTGGCAGCAAAACCCGACGAGTGAACAATCTGCTATATTAAAACGTGATTGGTGGCAGCGTTGGGAGCGTAAGGAGTTACCGCCTTTGGAATATGTAATGCAGAGTTATGATACAGCGTATAGTAAACAGACGACTGCTGATTATAGTGCGATAACCACATGGGGTGTATTTTACCCTACGGAGGGAGGACCACCAAACATTGTTCTTGTAGATGCACAGCGTGGACGATGGGATTTTCCTGATTTGCGTAGGCGAGCGTTGGAAGAATATAAGTATTGGGATCCTGAATGTGTGTTGATAGAAGCAAAAGCTTCGGGTATGCCGTTAACGCAGGAGTTGCGAGCTATGGGTATTCCAGTGCAGAATTATAGCCCGAGTAGAGGGAATGATAAATTTACTCGAGTAAATTCAGTTGCACCATTACTTGAAAGTGGTTTAGTATGGGTTCCAGATACTCGATGGGCAGAGGAAGTTGTTGAAGAGTGTGCTGCTTTTCCTGCAGGAGAGCATGATGATTATGTTGATACGGTTACGCAAGCGTTACGCAGATTTAGAGAGGGCGGTTTCATTCAGCATCCTGAAGATTATGAGGAAGAAGATACTGCTCCTAGAATAAGGAAATATTATTAATGGCACAACCTCCACGACCAAGTAATATTGATAGAGCTTTAGTACAAGCCCCGAATGATTTTTTAAGTATAGAAGAAGAGGATCTTGCTCAACAGGAAGATGATTTTTTAAATGTTGAAGTTGTTGAGAATGATGAAGGTGCGGAAGTAAGTTTTGGTGAGGAAGAAGTTACATTTGGTGGTGAGCCAGAAAACTTTTATGATAATTTAGCCCCGATGGTTTCAGATGCTACATTGACAGGTGTAGCTAGTTATGTAATAGATTCTGTTGAAGAAGACCGCACTAGCCGTGATGATTGGGAAGATACTTATGTAAAGGGTTTAGATTTACTAGGTATGCGGTATGAATCTAGAACAGAACCTTTTGATGGTGCTACTGGAGTTATTCACCCCTTATTAAATGAGGCTGTTACGCAGTTTCAATCTCAGGCATATAAAGAGATGTTGCCAAGTTCAGGACCAGTGCGAGCAAATATTGTAGGCACACCTACCCCTGATGCGGAACAACAGGCTCAACGTGTGCAAGATTATATGAATTACCAGATAATGTATGAGATGGAAGAGTATGAACCTGAGTTTGACCAGATGTTGTATTATCTTGGTTTGGCAGGGAGTGCTTTTAAGAAAATATATCGTGATCAATCGTTAGATAGACCAGTAAGTAAGTTTATTCCTGCGGAAGATGTGCTTGTACCTTATGTTGCTACAGATTTAAAAACGGCTGAACGTGTTACTCATGTGATAAAAATGTCTAAAAATGAGTTACGCAAGGCGCAAGTATCGGGTGTTTACCTTGATATGGAAGGTAAAGGTAGTACAACTGACGGTTATGGTGGGGGTAGTGATTCAATTACCGATGCTTATGATGATATTGAAGGTAGATCACCGTCTGGTACTGATGAACAGTTTACATTATATGAGTGCCATTGTTTTTTGGATCTCGATGATTACCCAGATACTGATGCAAAAGGTGAAGAAACAGGTATAAAACTCCCTTATATCGTAACAGTTTGCCTAGATACGAACGAAGTTTTGGCAATTAGGCGTAATTTTACCCCAGATGACCCTAAAAAAGATAAAATTCCGCATTTTGTGCAGTATAAATTCACTCCAGGATTAGGTTTTTATGGTTTTGGCTTAATTCACTTGCTTGGAAACTTATCTCGCACTGCTACAGCTAATTTACGGCAGTTAATTGATGCAGGTACGTTGAGTAATATGCCAGCAGGGTTTAAAGCCAGAGGGTTACGCATTGCAGATGAGGCAAACCCTTTAGCTCCTGGAGAATTTAGAGATGTAGATGTTCCTGGAGGTGATTTAAAGGCTTCTTTAATGCCATTACCTTATAAAGAACCTTCTGGCACGTTATTTCAATTAATGGGTTTTGTAGTAGAGGCAGCGCAACGGTTTATCGGGACAACCGATATGGGCATGGGGCAGGGTAATCAAGAAATGCCTGTCGGTACTACTATCGCATTATTGGAACGTGGCTCACGGATTGTGAGTGCTGTGCATAAACG